CTCTTCCGATCTCCGTGCTTGGCGCAGGTAAGGCGGACTTGTGGCGCAGGGGCAAGATCACGTTTCGCGATCTGCTCGACCAGAACGGGCGTCCACTGACAACCGAGGAACTGCGGGCGAAGGCGGCGCGGCGGTAACAGTCGCGTGCGTGCTTCGCTCCGGCGGCGTCTACACGTCGGAGTGGGTCGCTAAACTGCAACGCGGCGTCGCGCGGCACCTGACGATCCCGCACCGCTTTGTCTGTTTCAGCGACGTGGACGTGCCGTGCGAGCGCATTCCACTGCTGCACGACTGGCCGGGTTGGTGGAGCAAGATTGAACTTTTCACCAATCCGATCGAAGGCGTGACGCTCTATTTCGACCTCGACACGGTCATCGTCGGATCGCTGGATGCCATCGCCAGCCATCCGCACACGTTCACGATGGCGCATGAATTTTACCGCCCGTCCCTGCTCTGCTCGACAGCAATGGCTTGGTCGGGTGATCATTCGTACATCGCAAAGTCGTTCGCACAGGATCCAGAAGCGTTCGCGTATGCTTACGACACGACGCTCGTGAATAGCTGTGGCCGTATCGGCGACCAAGCGTTTATTGAGGATGCACTGGACGCCAACGACCCGCATGGCTTTCGCGACACCTTCCGCGACCTGTTCGGTGAGCGGTCCATCGCCTCATACAAAGTTCACAACTGCCAAGACGCGCCGCCGGCTGATGCTGCTGCGGTCGCTTTCCATGGCAGCCCCAAGCCACACCAGATTTCAGACGGATGGGTGCCAGCCTCATGGAAATGATCCAGCGCAGTGGCTTTTGGTGGCCAGTCGACGACGACTGGTGCTGGCGAGTTATCCATGACGAGGTGCCCGATCTGGAACGCACCATCGCTCTTGCGCGCGGGCGCGACGTCGCTGTGCAGGCTGGCGGCAACGTCGGCGTGTGGGCGTCATATCTCGCCGCGCGCTTCAAGCAGGTTGTGACGGTCGAACCCGATGCGGCGAACTACGAATGCTTGCTGCGCAACATTCCCGCCAACGTCACCGCGCAACGCGCAGGGTTCGGCGCCAAGCCGGGCAGCGTCGCACTGGTCAACGTGTCGGGCAACGCTGGCGCACACTATATCGGCGATGGCGCGACTGGCGACATCCCGGTCATCACAATCGACTCGCTCGCGCTTGAAGCCTGCGACCTGCTCTGCCTGGACATCGAAGGGCACGAGCCGCACGCACTGCTCGGTGCGGAGGCTACCATTCGCCGCTTCCGCCCTGTCATCACGTTCGAGGAAAAGGGACTGTCGGAACGCTATTATGGCGTTGCGCGCGATACGGCCGAACGCTGGCTGATCGGCCTCGGCATTGGCTACAAGGTCAACGCCAAGGTGCGCGCCGACGTGGTCATGACATGCCCGGCGGCGTAGCGGCGATCCTTGGCGGCGCGTCTGGCGGGTTGGCTGAACTCGCCAGTGTGCAGTTCGACGCGGTGTTCGCTGTCAACGACGCAGCGGCAGAGTATTCGGGGGAGTTGGCGGAGTTCGTCACTCTCCACCCCGAAAAGCTGCCGCAGTGGATGACACAGCGGAGCGCGTTGGGGTTGCCAGAACCGGGCGAAGTCGTCGCGCACGTCGAAGCGCCGCACGTCACAGTCGTTGACGACTACCGATGGCCCGGCATGAACGCATCCGGATCGTCGGGCCTGTTCGCAGTCAAACGTGCCCTCCTGCGTTTCGACCATGTCATTCTCTGCGGCGTGCCCATGCAGGCCAGCCGCGCCCACTATTTCAATTCCGCCGCTTGGGACGAAGTCGAGGCGTTTCGCGACGCTTGGAACATCGCCCGCCCCTTTCTGAAAAACGTGCGGTCCTGCTCGGGCTGGACGGCGGAGTTGCTCGGGACACCAGATTAACACCCACCCCAAGGGGAACTTGGGCAACACCCTCTACAGTGAGATGCTGACAATGCCTTTGCCATATGTAGTCGAAACCATCGAGTCCGTCCCCGAAGCCTTCCGCACCGAATACGCGGAAAAGGACGGCAAATTTTATTTGGCACTGGAAGGTGCCGACGACCATTTCGTTCCCAAGAGCGAATGGAAAAAGATCAACGACGAGTCCACGGGTCGCCGCCACCAGATCAATGCGTGGAAGAAACTCGGATTCGAAAGTCCGGAGAAAGCCGCCGAGGCATTCGAAACGCAGAAGCAACTCGCCGCGCAGGCTGGCGACGGTGCCGCGATCCTGAAACAGCATCAGGATGCTTGGGCGACCGAAAAGGCTGCCATTGAGTCCGAACTGAACGCCGCTCGCGCATCCGAGCGCGGCGCAGTCGTCGGCGAACGTCTGTCGGGCGCACTGGCCAAGGCCGGCGCCACGGAGGAAGGGCTTGAACTGTTGCCCGATCGTTTCGGTAGCCGCATCACGTTCGAGACGGTCGACGGCAAGCGCGTCGTCAAGATCATGAAAGCTGATGGTGCAACGCCGATGGCCGGTAGTGGCGAAGGCGGGATGGCCACGCTCGACGACCTCGTGAAAGAGGCAACCAAGAAATATCCATCGCTGTTCAAGGGCAGCGGTGCGGGCGGTGGCGGGAAGCCTCCGGAAGAAAAAGGCGGCGGGGGAACCGGCGCACCAACCGCGTGGGCCGACTGCAAGACTGACGAGCAGAAGGTCGCGTTCCTCAAAGCCAAAAACGAGGCAAAGGGCTAATCGCCACTCCTCACCAACAGACTCGGAAAGGTCTAAATCACCATGGCACTTACTGACATGAAGGTGTTCAACGACTTCCTGTACCAGTCGATCACCGAAACGGTCGACCAGCAGGTTGCGTTGTTCAATGCGGCTGCCGCCGGCACGATCGTGCTGACCAGCAAGCGCAACGTAGGCGACTTCGCGCAGAAGGCGTCGTTCGCGGCAATCGCTGGTCTGATGCGTCGCCGTGACTCCTACGGCTCCGGCAACGTCTCGCCCGTCGCCCTGGCCATGCTGCAGAACAGCTCGGTCAAGGTTGCTGGCGGCACTGTGCCGGTCATCTTCGAACCGCAGCAGTTCACCTGGATTCAGCAGAACCCTGAACTTGCCGCCGTGGTCATCGGCGAGCAGTTCGCCAAGGGCTTGCTGCAGGATTACCTCAACAGCGGCCTTGCGGCTGCTCGCGCGGCGATCGTCAATGTGGGATCGACTGCTCTCTACACCGTGCCGTCGAGCGGCGCCCTGTCGCTCAACGGCCTCAACCGCGGCGCACAGAAGTTCGGCGACCGCGCACAGGAAATCGCTGCTTGGGCGATGCACTCGACCCCGCAGTTCGATCTGTTCGACAAGGCCCTGACCAACACCGCGCAGCTTTTCAGCTTCGGCACGGTGCAGGTCCGCGAGGATGGTTTCGGTCGTCGGTTCATCGTCAGCGACAGCCCGTCGCTTTCGGTCACTTCCGGTTCGCCGGCTGTCACCGATTACTACACGCTCGGCCTCGTGCCGAACGCCGTGGTGGTCGAGGACAACAACGACTTTTTCGCCAACACGGAAACGTCGAACGGCACCGAGAACATCAAGCGTACCTGGCAGGCTGAATACACGTTCAACCTGTCCCTCAAGGGCTACACTTGGGACACGACCTCGGGTGGCAAGTCCCCGACCGACGCGGAAATCGCGACCGGCACCAATTGGGACAAGACCGCGACGTTCCTCAAGGACACCGCGGGCGTGGCTGTCAAGTCGCGCTAATCGAGCGAAGCAAAATAGCGGGAGGCGGTTCGCTGCCTCCCGTTTCTTTCTCCACCCACTGATATGCGAGGCTACATGTTTCTCACCCTTCTATTTTACGGTTCGGATGGTCCCGCTGCCAAGGTGCGCGCCGCCGATATGCGCGGACACGAACGCAAAGCCCGCCCAATTCTCGCCGAGGCGTGTCACGCACGCCAGGCTTGCGACGCCATCGCCTTCATGGATGACGTGTCAGCGTATGACCGCGATCGTCTGACCGCGCTATTCGCGCCAGTGGTCAATGCCCCGCCTCCCGTTCCGGTTGCGGTGGTCCCTCCTCCGCCCGGCCCGCCGCCTTCGCCACTCGACGGCCTTTCCGAGGATTGGAAAGACAAGGGCGGCGCGGACGAATTGAAGCGGATCGCGGCCGCAATTTCCGGTCGCACGGTGGACAACCGCGCACAGGCCGTCGCTGTGATCGATGCGGCACTGGCCGCGCGCAAGTAACGAAAACGGGTGTCGCATGACTTTGTTCAATCGCGACACCCTCCGCGCTGCCTACAACTACCTGAACGAGACGCCGCCGTTCAATAAGTGGAATTTGCCAGATGGCGACGACGTCGAGTTTCGCGTAGTCCGTGATCGCGGCACGTTCGGCTGGTATCTGCGCGAGAATGGCAAACACATCATTGGCCTGTCGGTTTCGACGGTCGGACACACCGACACGTTGATCCGGACGATGGCGCACGAGATGGTACACATCCACGAACATTGCTCCGGTCCTTGTAAGAAGGGACACAGTCGAGCGTTCAAGCGGTGGTCCGAGCAAGTCTGTCGCGTTCACGGGTTCGACCCCAAAGCATTTTGAGGCATTCGCATGGCGCTGATCACCACTCCCGGCGCGGCTGATGCGGACTCGTATTTCTCGCTTGCCGAGGCGACGGCCTATTTCACGGCGCGCGGCATCACGGCTTGGACCGGCACTGACGCCGTCAAGGAAAACGCTGCCCGGCGCGGCACTGCGTACCTGGACAACCAATACCGCGGTCGCTGGAAAGGCTACCGCACCGAACAGGCGCAGGCGCTCGCATGGCCGCGCATCGGCAGCGGTGGCGACTCCCGGCTCCGCGCGCAGGGTGAGACGTTCGCCGTCTACGGCATCGTTGACGAGGACGGGTTCGAAATTCCGACCAATGTCGTTCCGCAGCAGATCAAGAACGCCGCGATGGAAGCGGCGTTGTTGGTCCTGTCCGGCGTGACCATGGAGCCGCGCCTTGAACGTGGCGGGATGATCAAGAGCATCGGCAAGAGCGTCGGGCCGCTGCGTAAGGACATCACCTACATGGACGGGGCGCCCGCCGTGGACCGCTTCCTCGCTATCGAGGGGCTGTTGCGCGGACTGGTCAACTCCATGCCCGGCAGCACGTCAGGCAACGTCCCATTGGTGCGATCATGAGCACCCAAAACGGCGCGCAACTTCTGTCGCGTCTGTCCGGCCTTTCCGAGGCAGAAATCCGTTGGACGTTTGATCGCATGAAGTCGCTGCTCGCGTCGGGAATGTCCAATCACGAAGCGAAAGCGATCGTCAAGACGGAATGCAAGTCCCGCCCATGGGAGGCGACATGACCGACGCATTCGACTACCTCGAGTCGCGAGACGACGCGGACGAACTGATTGCGGAGTTCGGTCAGGTCGTTTCGGTTCGTCGCACGTCGAGCACTGGCAACGAGTGGGATCCAGTCGTCACCACGGCGGATTACACCACCCTCGCCGCAATCCTCGACTACAACTCGCGACAGATCGACGGGGAAAATATCCTCATCACCGACCGCCGCGCGCTGATCGCCGCCGGGCCGCTCACTGCCTTGGGGGTTACCAGCATCGCGCCGCCCGACTCCATCGTGGTCGGCGGCGTTGCGGTCCCCGTCGTGCGTGTGATGCCGCTCAATCCTGCGGGCGTGGTCGTAATGTACGATTGCCAATTGCGTTTCTAGGAGGCGCTTGTGGCCCTTGGCAACTTCGAACTCGACATTCAGAAGTTCGTCGACAAAGCCAAGGGAAATATCGATCTGGTCATCCGCAAAATCGCGCTCGACCTGTTCCGGCGCGTGATTATGAAGTCGCCGGTTTTGAGCGGCAGGTTCAAGGGCAACTGGCAAGTCGCCATCGGATCCATTCCGGCAGGCGTGCTCGCGATCGACGACAAGAGCGGCACTGCGACCATTTCCAAGATGACCGCCGCAGTGCTCGGGCTGAAAGCCGGTCAGGTCATCTATCTGGTCAACAACCTCGCCTACGCTAGAAAACTCGAATATGGCCACTCCAAGCAGGCCCCGGCGGGTGTCGTTCGCACCACGCTGCAAGAATTTCCCCAAGTCGTCGCCAAGGCGGCAAATGAGGTTCCGAAATAATGGCCAACCGAACGCACCAGCCGGAGCATGAGTAATGGCCGAACCTCTCGACGTCGACATTCTCAACGCGTTCATGGCGCGATTGACCACGCCCGCGCTCACAAGCCCGGCAACGCCGATCGCCTATCCCCTGGTGCCGTATACGCCAGTGAGCGGCGTCAAGTATCTTGCAATCGCTCCCGTGCTGCGCGCCGAACCGTTCCACCCCGGCATCGGCTTCAACGGTCACACCGAGCGGCGCGGCATCCTGCAAATCGACGCCGTCATTCCCGACAACACTGGCGAACCGAACGGACTGCGCCTTGCCGCCCTCGTCGCCGCGCGCTTCCCGATCGGCACGGACCTGATCGCAGGCGCCTATCGGCTGCGTCTCTACAAAGAACCGACAATTGCCGCCGCGGTAAAGGATGCACCGTGGGTTCGGTATCCCGTGAGCATCCCTTATCTTGTCATCACATAACCGTTCTGAAAGGAACTACAATGGACGCATCTCCCTCCGCCGGCACGAAACTCTACATGGGCACGACTGCCCTTGTGGGCACGACCGACACCTTCATTGAAGTCGCAGGCATCGAAAGCATTCCGGAGCACGGTCGCGCCTACAATGAGGTGACGTTCACCCCGTTGGCGAGCCGTGGCGTGCAGAAGTACAAAGGCTCGTTCAACGACGGCAGCATTACCGTGCCGCTGGCCAAGGACTTGTCGGACGCTGGCCAGGCTGCGCTCTATGCCGCCCGCGACAGCGACTACGATTACAACTTCAAGATCGAAGCGAACGATCGGGTCGCGCCGCTCGTTTTGACCGGCGTTTCCATGTCGGCCGCGACTCCCGGCGTTGTCACCAAGGTCGCTCACGGACTGACGGCAAATACGCCGTTCAAGTTCACTGCGGGCGCGGGCACGTTGCCAACCGGCATCACGGACGGAACGACCTATTACGTCAAGACCGTCTTGACTGCCGATACGTTCACCGTTTCGGCGACCGCTGGCGGTGCTGCCATCGCGACGACTGGTTCGCCGACCGGCACTTATACGGTCACGACCGTGCCGACCAATTCGGTGGCGTACTTTAAGGCCAAGGTCATGTCGTTCACCAACAACCCCGGCAACGTCGACGCCGTGTTGATGGGCGGCGTCAATCTGAGCATCAAGTCCGGCTCGTATACCGAAGTCGCCCGGATGCCCGCTCCGATTGCTTGATTCGGTTGACAGTCGGCTTATAATGCTATAGGCTGCAACGCTTGAAGCTGGAATGGCGATTGGGCTTTTCTAGTGTCCACGGTTCCGAGGTGTCTCGGCGCGCGGTGGACATAGACTTTCCTTTACCCTCCCCACCCGAGGTTTTCATGGCCGCAAATCAAGGCGAAGTCGATACACCAGTCGGCACGCTCCGCTGCACCCTGCGCGCTTCGAAAGAAGTGACTGCGTACTTTGGCAATTTCATCAATGCCAACCAGCGGATTGCGAACCTCGATTCCGATGCGATCACCGTGCTCGTTGCGGCTGGCCTTGAAAAGAAGGTCAAGGAAGTCGAAGACATCGTTTTCGCGGCGGGTGTTGTGACACTCAAAGCGCCTGTCGAACGCTGGCTCAATCTATTGGCCAACGGCGGCAAGCCGTATCACAAGCTTTCCGTTCAAGACGAGACGACAGTGCGCGATGCTGCCGACGAATTCGTTTCGGCACTGCCGGGGTATAAAGACACGCCGTTCGCGCAGGCCGTAATAGACTCGATCACCGATTTATCCGCGACCTTCCTCGCCACCTTCTCCGAGCCGACGCAGGACGAACCGGGAAACGCATAAGCCTGTCGGAGTACCACGACAGGCTGCTTTTTTGCGGGATGGGCTGGTTAAGGTACACAGAACAAGAGACGCTAAGCACGTCCATTCCTGCGCTTGAAGGCGCGTTGGACGCCGCAATGGAATTCCAGATGCTCGCGCTGCGCGGTCAGTTCGCGCCCGTTGCATCCGCTCCGCCTCCGCCTCCGACGCCACCCACATCAGAAGCAATTTTCGGCGCGTTCCGCGCCGCTGCCGCGCCCGTGCGGTCCTAGTCGTTTGCGATATGCCCGCTTGAACCCCGAAAGGGGTCAGGCGGATTGTAGGAAGGTTCGCAATTGTCCGACATTGCCTCATTGGGCCTCCGTATTGACAGCTCGCAAACTGTCG